TCTTGATGCTCTGCGTTTAGTTTGTCTTTATCTTCTTTGTCTGTAAATAGGTACGTATTGGCGTCTAATGCTCCTAGTGGCTTAATGTCTACATCCTTAGACCTATCTACCATTGTAGTCAAGTCGTCGCTTGTATCTAGTAAGTAGTCTTGTCGTGGCTCTATGTGGATTAAGTTCTCATCTATAGAATCGTAGTCTAGGTATAGATTAAACCTCTTTATAATCGAGCTAATGAAATCAGTTTGCTTTATCTTCTTAGGGATAACGCTATCCATTATTAAAGTGTCGTGTTCTTTAAAATTGACACTTTCTAAATTCACTTGAGATTGAGAACCCGTCTTTAAGTTTATTTGCCAGTCGCCTGAAGCACGTTGCCAATATGAATCTTTATAAGTAGGGGTCTGTATTCTTAATCTATAGACTTGACCTACAGTAGCTGAAAATATATTTGTAGCAAACGATTTGGTTATGCCTAGTATAGTGGTAGAAAACCCCAAATTAACACTATTAACCTCTTGCGTTATGTCTAAAATTCCGCTATCCACAATTTGAAACGTAGACGTATCTTCTAGTCTCCAAGTTAAATGAGCGTTGAAATCGCTAGCCGTTCTTATGCTATTATAATATCTTGTATTATTGCTAGTTACTTCCGTGTAAGTTAAGTCAAAGTTTAAAAGAGACTGCCAACTATATTGACCGTTTGAGGATATAGTAAACTCCCCAGTAGTGGTATTGTAATCTCCAGCCGTATTGTTATAATAAGGCAATGTATCATCGTTAAAAACAAGTGTAGATATAAAGCTACTTAACGTCAAAGGCGAAGACCTCCCTACACTAAAAGACTTAGCCTTAATGGTAGAGTTTTCTATTGGAATACTATCGCTTACATACGGAACTATTAGAGACTTGAATAATGTAGTATCAAAGAACGCTGAATTAATCCTATAGCCCTGATCCCCGAATATCTTAGTGAAGTATTCACGCACAAAGAAAGCTGGTTTAAAATCGGTAGTCTTCCACTCCTTGTAATTGGTTCGACCTCCTAAGTCAATCATAGGATAGACATAGCCTTGCCCTATAGTTGGCGACCAGCTCGCTACTACATTGGTGTAGCTCCAAACGTGATTATAAGCACTAAAATCTAAGTCAGTTAGATACAAGTCTTTAATAGACTCAAATACATTCCCAGCCTTCCCTACTGCTTGTATGTTGTAGACTATCTTACCGTCTACGTTCTTAATGTCTCGCAGTTGGCAGTACCCGTCCATAAGGAGAATACCGTCTTGAAATATCTGATAGCTTGTTTTCTTGTTAGGGTCAAACGATTGAAAGGAAACGTTAGCATCAAAGGCGTGTTCAAAGATTTGATTAGTGAGCGTGTCCTCTGGTATGGTTATAGTCTTACTGAAATCGCTACTCCTCTTTTGCGGGTTGTTTATGTCGTATGCTTCCTTAGTTAAAGGGATAGCCCCTTCGTTGTGAGGTATAGAGTACCCCGCTATTATATGCTCTATTACCATTGTCTCTTGTCGCTATTGTCTATAGTCATATTTAAAGATAGGTTAAATACCTTCCCGTTTTCTGCCCTACTATGCTCGTAAACGTTGCCTACTACGTTTACGCTTACAAAACCCTCCGCAGCTCTATAGTAAACCTCGGGAGACGATATAAGGTCTTCTAATCCATTAACTTCAAAGTCGTATAATAATCTACTGTTAAGAGAATAGCTTTCGCTTGTGCTAGTGTTAAACGCTCTGGTGCGTTGTGCTGAGGTAGTGTAGCTTAATGTAGTGCCGCTTATCCTATCGGTTGCATATTTCGCAAAGGTCTTGTCTATGCTTGTACGCTCGTCGCTCTTACCGTCAAATACAAAGCTATCGAAGCCACCCCATCTATTGAGCCAGTGCAACTCGTAAGCGGTGTAGTTAGTATTGCAGTCGTCTAGTTCGTATAGGTAAGTATTGCTGCACATATCTACGGTAGACTCGTCATATAAGCCTACTACGAAGTACTTAGCGTTTGTCCACACTGGAGGAGTGTCCCAAGAATGAGAACCTACCTCTTGTCTCCCTATATCTAAAGCAAAGTAGTTTTGATTTGTAGTGCCTATGTCTAATATGCTTAGAGATACAGTAGCAAACGAAGCGTCTAAGGTCTTAAACCATACTTGAAGGTTAGCAGTTGCACTTCTCTGTAGCCATTGTGCTTGTATCTTCTGCGTATCCTTAACCTTTAAGAATGTATCGGCTGCACTAAATGCGTTTATAACTGGGATGTGATTACTAAACCCACTTAAAAAGTTCTTTTCTATAGCCGATGTCGCTATCTGGTAGTCTTGCCATTCGTTAGATGCAAACTGTATGTACTTAGGAGACGCAGCATAAGCGGCTATCACGTTAGAAGCTACTGCCGAGCCTTGTAATGAACTATCGTAGTATTCTTGGAAGGTTACTTTAAAATCACTTAAAGGGTTCTCTATGAGGTCTACTGTATCTCCTTCAGGTATCGAGTAGGTAATAGGTACGTAAGACTTAACTACATCTTGAACGCTAAAGATAGCTTGAGTAGTTAGCGGCTTGATGTTTAGCTGCTGAGTGCTTATGAGCGTATTAGCTCCAGTAGGGTCAAAGTAGACCTTACAGATTATCTTAAAGCCAGTCTGTGCCGTATTTGTAGAAGTTAGTAAATACTCTATGGGGGCAAATGCTGGTCTGACGTATGTCGTAGATGGTTGGTCTTGTATAGTGATAGCCATGTACATAGATATACCAATGTAGTATTAAAAATGTATCGACATAAAAAAAGCCCTACATTTCTGCAAGGCTTTTATCGTTCGCATCTGCCCCCAGACCCCGAACTTTATATCGCTGCGGTTATTCTCATCTGCTTCTGTTTCTCCAGCTCCTTCGCTAGCGTGGCAGATAGGTAGTCTACTATTCTATCTTGCTCCTCTAGTGCTAGAAGTGTCTCGTCTGGCTCGTTTAGGGGCTTGTCTAAGCTAGAGTATAGTATCCCAGCATCTGAGAAGTCGTCTTCTACTAGATAGCAAGACTCGTTCCCGTCTTCTGCTTCCCACTCGCCAGAGCTGATGTCATAGAATGCCAGCTTCACCACTTGCCCTATCTCGAATGAGTGCCCACTCAACTCTTCGGTAATTACTACCTTCTGTCCTACTTTGTAATTTGTCATAATGCAAATATAGTATTAAAATTATATTTTTACAATATCGACAATTAAATTTCCGAACTTAGCCATTAGCCTATTCTCTAACGCCAGCATCTGCTTATCGTTTACTACGTTAGAATAGAACTTTGTAGGCTTAGTACCCTTTGCCCAGATGCTTCTAGCTATTGCAAAGGCTATCCCGTTCAGCTCGTCCTCCTTGCTCTTCTTTCTTCCAGCGTTTGTATTGCTTCGCTTAGGTTTGTCTATACCTCTGTTTTGCATAAACCTCTTTATGGCTTCAATAGGTGGCATCTTACCGCCTTTCTTATACGCAAATACCTTACCGTCCTCTGTAGGTAACGCACCTGTAGAACTTAAAGCACCGTTAACCCCTCTGTCTAAATAGATATAATGGTCTGGCATACCTAGTGTAACTTTGATACCCTTAGCAGTGATAGATATAGGGTCTGTGTTATACTTCCCTATAGACGAGTGAGTAACCCCACTAGCGTATATCTTTTCCTTGACCATACTATCTTGCAGCTCCTTTACTAACTCCATCCAGTAGGTGTCTAACTCATCTGTGAGCCCTTGTATTAGTTTGCTATTCATTTTATTCTATCGTGGTCTGCTTTCTCTGTCATATACGCCCACCAATTTAAGAACTCAATAGAGCCTAGTTCAGTAGTAGCGTTTATGCTTATGTTGTGTAGCTGTGCCATTGCTTCTATCACTGTGAAGAGTCCCCATCTAGCTCCAAAGTTTCCCTTATCACCTTCTCCACTTCCCCCATCCACTCCTTCAAATAGTTCTCTGTACTGCTCAAGTAACCGCTCGAAAGAGTCCAAAAAAAAACAAAGGCACTCCATACCTCCGCAACGTTTGCCCCTCTCACCAGTGCTGCCCTTTCATTTAGTGTCAAGTTGTCGCTGCCATACTCGCCGCCTTTGGGCTTCATAATAGCAGCTAAGAATGTGTCCATAACTTGCACGGGTGTTGCTGGGTTGCTGCTTCGTATATTGATAGCGTCTAATAGCTGACCCGCTACTAGCTTGTCGGGCTTACTCTCTAGGTGATACTCCACCTCTCCTAGCATTACCTTGCTATTTATCTTAGTGCTCCCCGTTAGTTGCTTGTTAAACTCTCCTAGTGCTGCTACAATAGAGCCAAACTCCTTCATTACAACTTGACTCGCTTCGTTGTAAGTGATGTCCTTAATCGCTGCTACTGAATAGATGTTTTGTTCTATAGGGGTTAGCTCTGGGTCTATAGCGTTTAAGACTTGGTATTGTCCTACTGTTAACTTAAATGACTTTGTATTGTCCATATCCTTTTTTACTGAATTTATGCATTATTAAATATCTTAGTGCGTCTATTGCGTGATTGTAGTTGTCTATAGGTACGTTAAGACTATCCCCGTTCCTATCTACCTTCCACCTATACTGCTCTAGTTCTTTTATTAAATTCTTACTGCTAGCGTGTACGTTAATAGTATAACCCCTCAATAAGTTAATACCAAACATAATACTATCCTTCCCTTTCTTAACGCCGTCTACAGTCCAGTGAAGCCGCCTAAGCTCCTCAATACTCTTTGGCTCTGAACTATCCGCAACGATAAGCGAACCCTTAGAGACTCCAAGTATCTCCATCCTATGGCTTAGGTCTTGATTAGTTAGCCCCGTCTCGTATATCATTTCCTTAATCCATAGCTCACCGTCTTGCATCCTTACCTCTATTAGGGTACTCGGATCGTTCGTAAAGCCAAAGTCAATGCCATAGCCTACCAGCTTCTTATCATTAAACGATTCATTAAGTACAAACCACTTTTTTAATATGAGCCCTTCTATCTTGCCAGTACGTCCTCTAGCATACACCTTCCACAAGTCCTCGTCCTTATCCTTTAAGGCTTCTATCTTTGCCCTTGTCTTATCCGTTAAGAATGGGTTATGCCTATGGTCTGAGATAATCAACTCAGCGTTTGCCATAGGTATTAGCTTATCGTGTACCCAAAAACTAGCGTCTGGATTGTAGTCCAAATACACTTGCTTTCTAGTCCTAAGACTTAGCTGCTCGTAGATGTTGTAGGGTATACCGTTAGCTTCATTGATAAATAGATAGTCACGCTTGCCAGACTTCGCGTCTTGCTCGTTGTCGTAGCTATTAAACTCCATTATAGAACCGTTCTTAAACGTGAATACACGCTCACTCCTATTGTAGAAAGTTAACTGTTGCTTGATAGTGTCGTCTCCGTTGTAGATGTCTAAGGCGTCACGTAAAGCCCCTACCTTTAGATTAGGTATATCTTGACCTACTACAGATATAGTACATACCTCATTAATTGCTCTAGTGAATAGCACTTGCAGTATTGCGTAGGTCTTACCGGAACTCGTACCGCCTTGATTTACTATTATGTCAGCGGTGGAATTGTAGTTACTTAGATATAGGTCTCCAGTCTTAATCAAGTATATCTTTCTCGCTACCAGCTAAAGGCACTCCAGTACTTATTATTTGAATGTCAAGGCTCTTGTGCGTGTTCTCTTGCTTAATCTCTTGCATTGGCTTACCGTCTACTTGCTCCATTATCATTTGAATAGCCTTTAAACTATCGTTACCTTTCTTACTCATTGCCCACCATTGCAGCTTTAAAGCTATCTGGGTTTGAGTAGGTACTTTCACTACTACAGAACCGTCCTCTTTAGTGGTGACTATCTGGCTCGCTGGGATGGTTAGTTGTCCGTCATCCTCTAGCAGTTCTTTTATCTGCCCTCTAATTGAAACGGGTCTACCTTCTCTATTGATGTTACCCTTGTTCTTGTCAAGTCCGTTAGTGTTTATCTTATCGCCAAAATTATCTATCTTCATATTGATTTGAGTTGTTAATGAGTTGTTATATTTTACTTTGTTTTTTTAATTCTTTCATATCGCCTTGCCGCATTTCTCGCACGTCTCCTCAGACCGATCGTCTTTTATCTCTTCCTCTATCTCGTCTATCTCATTCTCAAACGGGAAGCCCTCAAGACCCCAACCTTCCAACTCCTTAGCATCCCAGTCATTAGCTAGCAAGTCCCAATCGTGCTCTCCAAAGCCTACGTTATCAGCTATGATAAAACGTCTTACCTCGTCCTCTGTTAGCCTCTCAGCGTGCTTTATCCATTCTTCGGGTATATCTTTGTAGCCCAACTCTATTAGTGCTTTCAGTCTCATATTGCCTCCTATTACTATGTTGTCTTGTGTTACTATTAACGGTCTTAATTCTAGCATCTTTGGGAACTCTTTTATCGATTGCTTTAGCTTCTCAAATTTAGCGTCCTTAATTAGTCTAGGATTGTCTGGGTTTGGTATTAGTGTGCTTAGTTTTATCATTGGTTTCTAGTGTCTAAATTACTTATCGCTATCTCTAGTGCTTCGGTAACTTGTGTGGGGTTAGGCGTGTCTCTATGCGTTCCCTTTCTCCATTCGTTGTAATGCCTTAGTACTCCCATCGCTTCTTGCTTGCTCATTACTACCATTGATAGTTTAGGCAGTAGATTTCAGATGTTAAAGGGCTACTTAGATAGTTTAATCCTAGCGGTGCGTTAGTGCAGTTGTTTCTCACTATGTAACTCCAATTGACTTGTCTACCGTTTAGATCCCACGCTCCACCTCTATACTCAGCTATGCCGCAATGACAGTCTACTGGATCTTCTGCTATAGGGGATTCCTCTTTGCTGCATCCAAGCAGTCCTATCATTGTTATTAGTATTATGTATTTCATATCTCTAACCTCCTTATTATTTCATCCGCTTGCTCTTCTGCACACTCCAGAGAATTGTCTATAGGGTCGCACTCCTCAGCGTGTTCTATTGCATATTCGTTGTACCCTCTTAACGCTTCTATCAGTCTGTGTCTCGTCGTGTTTATATATTTCATAGTTTCTGTATCTCTATTTTAACTTCTTTCCAGTAACGCTCAGTATATTGGTTGTCCATAGATTCTTTAATTATCTCATCTACACAAATAATTGCACATTGTTTGTCTTATTCCCATTCAGTATCTTGACTGAATCTAGACGCTAATTCTGCGTATCTATCTGTTAGCTCTATCGCTTTCTCTTTTGGTTTCATTGATACAAATATAATCTATTCTATTTCAATTCCTACTATTAGTTTTTCGTGTAGCTTTACAACGTGTTTATAGATGCACCTACCGCAGCTCATATCTGGGCTAAAGTTAAACTCCTTTTGGCATAGCTTTTTAAACTCAGAGTAGAGAGCCGTGTCTAGCCCTCCACTCTTTTGTTTAACAATCAAACACAAATTAAAAACTAGCTCATCAGTCATAGCGTCTGCAATCTCTTAGCGTTCTCTTTTACTATATTATACTTTAATGTCACGTCCTCTTTTAGTTTCAATCCTAAGTCTACTTGCATCTGGTGTTTGCCTTTTATCTTCTTAATTGCAGCAGCCCAGTCATTGTTATATACTTTCACACTGTTTTTATTGGTAGATAGTAAGGTGTAAGGCTTAACTTGGCTCACTAGAACGGGCTTCGCAAAGTGCCCAGCTTCTATTAATTTAAGCTCGCTCTTGCAGCTATTAAATACATTCTCCTTTAATGGTATAACACATATCCCGCAGTCCTCGTAGTCCTTAGTATACTCGGCAACGCCGCTTAACTGTACAGAGATAGGCGAAAGGTTCTTAGGTGTAGTGGGAGACTTAACAAGCAACTCCTCATTGTCAAACGCATTGCCTAATAGCGTTAAGTCTTGAACGTGGGTATATCCTCCAGAGTAAAAGAACGTATCAAAGTCTAGGCTTAGGTCTTCATAAGCAAACTGTTTTTCTAGTGGATCAATTGCATTCTTAACTACTTCTACTTTATTATTGTACGGTGCTATCTTCTCAGCTAGGTATTTGGTGGTCGTCCAGACTTGGTCGGCGTGCTTAATGTTCGCCACTATACACTTGTCCATCTTAGTCTTAGAGTAAAAATATTTCATAGGGTGATTCTTTGGCAGTATCCAGTAGTCGTCTATGTCGCAAATAACCTTAATACCTTTAGCCTTTAGCTTGTAGATAACCTCCTCTGGCTTCATAAAGGATGATATATTACGGTTATAGATTACGTGAGTAACGCCGTCTAGCTTCTCTAGGAAGTCGTCCTCTTTGTTTTGTAGGCAGACTATCTCTAGTCCATAGTCTCTAGCCATCTTTGCTATTGGCACTATTAAACGATGGTAGGCAACGCCGTTGACTTGTTGTATTACTATAGCTATCTTTGTCTTATTCTCGTACATAATCTTAAATTCTTTCTTTGCTTTCTTATAGTCTCCTTTTAAAGTTCGATAACCTATACCAGCAGACTTATGTATCTTGGTAAGGCTCTCACCGTTATAAACCCCGCGTATGATATTAGCGTAGTAGTGGTTCATATTACCTATTACGCTCTCTACGTCTGGCACTTCATAACTTTCATTATTAAAGTAAGGTGGTTTCTTATTGCATTTCTTTAGCCACTGGTTACGCATCACCATAGCAAAGAACCCTTTTAAGTTAGAGTCTGACTGTGGAGGTCTTTCTACGCAAATACTAAACGCAAGAGAGACCAGCTCCTCAGCTTCTTCTCTGTTTCCAGAGGTCAGCTTTAGAGCGTAGTCCTTTATACTCTTGTCGAAGTAGATGTCCTCTAGTATCAATTGTATATTATCCCTCTAGTATAGACATAAGGGATTTCACGAATAAATTAAACGTGGCTAAGGCATCGTCTGCATCTCCACATCCTATGCAATGATACGTACCGTTGTCAAATAACACATCTATTGAGCCGCCCACGACACCTATGGAACACACCTTACTATAGTCTATTATTGTGTTTTTAATTTTAATCGTTATCATAATTAAAAAGGCAAACCGTCTGGATCGTTAGATGCTAAAGGGTCTACACTAGCCACGTCTAAAGTAGCCGTCAATTTTGGTA